CATCTTTATTCTGCCTCCTCAGGATCTGTATGCGTTATATCCGCGGTTAAGCTGCCCATGCGTTTCGCAGCAGCAGCTAATTCGAGCCCAGCTTTCTTCAAGTTGCCTTTCGATGCAAACATGTTGTTTAGGCGTTGAGCGTCGTCGATTCCTGGGAGCCCTGCGCCTGCACCCATGCCGGGTCCCGCTTGCCCTTTTCCGTTTGGTCGAGGCTTAGGAACTGCTGCTTCAACTGCGGCTTTGACAGTTGTTTCTATCTTAGCTTCCAGTTTCTTTTCGTTTTCCGCAATGGCGGCTTTGCAGGCATCCATGATCTGCGTTGTATTCTTTGTTAATTCGTCTTCTAGCTGTTGGTAGGTCAATTCCGTGCCAGCTTTCGGTTTTTCGCCTGGAGCTGTCGGAGCGTTTGGTGGCTGATTTTCACCTGAACTCATTTTATTTTTTTCTCCTGTTATGTTGTTAAGCCTGTGTAAGTCAGGCTGTAACTTTGCTTTCAGATCTTTTAGGCCACAAGGGCATTGCGACTTATCCGCACATTCACAGATAGAGGCAACAAGCCCTTGGCGCTGGGATTCATCCATGGCAGCTGCGAACCCTTTGAAACGGAAAAGATTATTCGCGTAGGCACCCTCAGCGACGATGCTGAGTTCTAAGCAGCGTGGTTGATGCACGATCTCCCAAGCGCCGGCACAGAGATGAATCATGACCATGTCGGCGTCTCGGGTTTTGCCCTGGCATAAGCTGCAGACGATATTGTCTGAGACGACTTTGGGGCTAACCATCCGCAAATATTTCTTTTCAATTTGGGTTAGAAGCACCGGATCGCCGGAGACTTCAGCTTGGAAGAAAACTTGGTCGCCTACACGCCAAGCCTTAGTAACAGCTCCTTTTACGCTCTCAGTAGTAAGCCCGTGATTAATCCGGAGCCCAGCTTTATTGACCGTCTCCACAAAGAAATCTAAATCTTCTGAAGGGATTTGCCAACGGTTTTTATTTACTGAGGTGTCCATGGCTTGGCCTTCGATGATTCCAGTTTTCCTGATTTCATCTAGGCTGGCTTTGACGTCGACGTCATAATTCAATTCTAAGGGCAAGCAGCTATTCTCCTGTTAATGTTAAGCTTTCATTTGATCTGATATTTTCACGCAGAAACAACCACAATTCGGGTGCACATTGCAGGCGAATGTGTCATCAGCGACGAACTCGCCACACGGAAAAATACTCAGTAAATCATCTTGGTCTTCAAGCTCGTATTCATCGCCGTCGTAATCTTCGCATTTAACGCATGTGTTAGGGCTCTGCGAATTGTGAAAGCGCCAAGTAGAAAATTTCACGTTGGGATCCACACCAGCGGCTTGGAAGCTTTTAACTGCTAAAACGGCGTTGACCGCATCAAGATACATACGAGTACAAGCTCCCCTTTTTCTCAGTCCACGAGCGCTTAGTCAAGAAACTTGACTACGCCTAGTCAAAGAACCTTTACGAAATGCCTTTTATCGCCCATGTTTCTTTAGTATAATTATGCGATGTGTAAGGAAGAGTTTCGCTTCATTTCGTGTCGTTGTTTTCATAATGGCTTTTATCATTCTTCAAACCACATTAGTTTCAGCCCAAACAACAAGCGGCACTTCACCTCCTGCCACCCAATGGCAAAAATTATATGGGTCGCAATATGCTATACAAGTTTCTAACTTGATTCAAACGAGCGATGGTGGATACGCCTTTTTAGATTGCGGCTACATCGGACAATCAGGTATGTTTTTTCCTTCAATTCTCTACAAGCTTGATTCTTACGGTAATATGCAATGGAATAAAACTTTCAATTTGTTCTCAGCCTCAAACCTTATTCAAACAAGTGATGGAGGATATGAAATAGTGGGATCGAGCACATCAAGCACAATGCTTCAGTTTACTCCGACACTCATAAAATTGAGTTCAAAAGGAGATACACAATGGTATGAAAACACAAGCACTGTTTTAAAATTAGCCGTTGTCTCATCAAATATTCAAACCAGCGATAGCGGATATGCTTACTTTAAACCAGCGGATGTAACCTCTTTTCCTACGCATGCCTCTTTTCCTACCCTCATTAAAACCGATTCAAATAACAATACACAATGGATTGAGAATCTCACCTATTCAGGTCCGTTCAATTATTATAATGGTACAATAACTTTTCCTTTCAAAATATTTTCCCTTATCGAAACATCAGATGGAGCACTTGCAGGTTTGGGCATTGCAAACCCGGGATTGACCGGGGGATATGAGGGTTTTATTTATTTGATAAAAACTGCTCCGTTTTTGCCTTCGCCATCACAAAGTCCTTTGCCGACACCTCTACCAAGTCCCACGCCAGCTCCGTTCATGATAACCGTTAACGAACAAATTCTGATAATTGCACTTATAGCGGTAGTTGTTGCGTTAAGTATTGTTATGTTAATTTATAGAAGGCATCGAAAACCTCTAATTTGGAAAAATAAACCTATTTCCTGAGCTTCGATGCTCAGGCTGTCAAGACAAGGCTCGCACAAGATATGATGCCCCGTTTCCGTCTTTGACTACTTTCGTGGGAAATCCGCCAGGTGCTTTCTTGGGCGCTCCAGGTGTCTCAAACTGCCGCCCTTCAGGCATCGTTGGCTCCGGAGCAGGCATAGACTTCAAAACCCCATCGATCTTTTCGGGTAGGCCTAATTCGCCACGTGCTTCTTTGTCGCCCATCAACATGTTATTGTAGAGGTCAATTACGCGGCTCATCTTGACGTCTGTGGGCGGCTCCCAAATTGGCTTCCACTTGATCTTGGGGATCTTATCCGGAATAATGAGCGAACTTGGGAAATCGCCGCGTAAGATTAATGGGAAAAGCTGCATTTCGTAGACGCCGCTGCGGTGTTTCTGACGCATACGCAGCCTTGTTATGAACTCCTGCATTACGACGTCTGCAGTGGCTCTGTTGGCGCCTTCTGGTTCCCCGAGAAATATCTTAGGTACGCCTAACTGAGAGTCACGTTGGCGCTCTAAGTATTGAATCCACCATTCTGCCTTCAGGTCCTTAGTTAAAGAAGACATAGGTGTCACCTCAACGTCGCCTCTTACAGTCAGATCCGTGCCTTGATCACGCACAGCAAGCGTGTTAGACATAACATCAAGTTGTGGGTCGCTCCATGGCTCAGGCATCCCGGGTGCACCGTTCCCACCGCATTTAGCGATCAGCATCGGCTTGGTGTAAACCTTCATGATCTTAGCCATGTCAACCTGAAAGTCATCGATTAGCGCTTGCACATGTAGTACGGAACGCAGAGAAGAGGTCCCGTAAGCGTTCTCAAAAAACCAGCTGGAAACGTTGTTGAGGGTTCGATAGATTTCTTCAGGGTCGAAGACGACTGGCGGGTAGCTTTGCAGTTGGGCATAGCCGAATATGTTTTTGTAGCAGTCTTGGCGAATGCGCATGTACTCTGGGTCAAGAGTTTTAAGCCACATTACCTTGGCGTTGTCTTCATCCATCACTGGCTCAGTGTAACTGCTGCCGAAGACCTGTGCGTCTTTCTCTTCTGACCGCATTGTGTCAAGCATATCATGGCTTTCAAGCCAGTCTTCAAGAAAATCTCGGAAAGTGTTTGTGCCACCTTCCAAAGTGAACCCGTTGCTAATCTCCAAGTTAACTTTAACATCAATCGAAGCCTGGATACGCGGGACAAAACTGTATAGCGCCTTAAACTTTGGCAGGTCCTCAACAGGCGTTACTCCCCAGATGCGATCCCAAAGCGACGTGTAGGGGCTGCTAACAAAGCCGATTCCGGAGGCTTTCAGGTTGTAGTTGTTGACGTACTGCATTAAGTTCCAGTCGCCACGCCAAGCAACCGGCACCTCTGTTTCACGCTGCGAAACCGCTACGGCGTTTGGCACGTTGCGTAGCGGGTTAGGCATCGTTAATGAGAGATCTTTTCTCAGCAGAACCAACTAAAACCCCTCATTGTTTCATTTCAGGTTCAGATTTCTTAAGGTCTTCAAGCGTGATAGAAACTTCTATTTCATCAATTATCACATTCTTGAATTGTTCTACCCCGTTAATGCGAATATGTAAGCTACGCATACGTGATGCGTGCTCCATGCCGAGAACTTTGACAATCTCATCTTTTGCACACGCAGAAACCAAAATTTCATCGACCATCTTTAATCATCCTCGATTGGTTGTTTTTTCTTAACTACAGCCACGCCTTTTCCTTCAGGCATCGCGGTGACGCCAAGCAAGTTGCGAGCCATAACCTCCACACAGTCTAAAGCATCGTCATGCGCACTTCTTGGGAACTGAACCCACTCTTGAAAGAACTCGCTTTGCGCATAAGGCCAGGCAGGGTTAAGGGTTGCACGTTTAGATTCAAAGTGACTGCTTAACGGGATCAGACGTTCTTCCTTGCCTTTGCTCGTTACTGTTGGCACGATCGGCAAGCCTTGCAGCTGGGGCATATACATGATTACTTTCTGGAAAGCATTTGACTCCACATAGATCTTGGCATAGTTGTGGATCCCGTGAAGCTGCAGCAGCAACTGCATCGCAGCCGGATACGGCAACAGCTTAGCGTAAACATCATAGAGATACATCCGGTTAAGAACGCGGTCATAGCTCGCGGTGCAAACTGCGAAGAAGTCGCCTTCCCCGAGAGCTGGATCCACACCGGCGTATTTTGGCAAGTGAGGCGAGGGCACAAAGTTGTTATCAACTTCATTCCAGGGATGCAGCCACTCAGACTTTAGCAAGTCACCCATCATGCCTGTCGGGTCATTCTGATATTGTGAATTGAAATAGACTGTCCCTATATCGGCTCTTTTCTGCATCAAGCGCTCGTAAGACCACACTTGCGGCCAGAGCACGAGGGGCACTTCGCCTTTCTCGACACTCTCATAATTTTGGACGGCTTTATAGACTTTGAACGGCCAACCTTTGCCGCCTTTCTCCACCGACTGAATCAAATCATTATAAAGATCTGCGTAATGCCACCGAGTCCCAATCACTAAAGTGGCACCATGCGAAAACAGAGTGGTCAGCAGAACCTTGAAGAACCATCTGTTGACTTTCTCAAGCTGATTCGGCGTGTTAACGTTCTCTTCATCAATAATGTCGTCGGCAACGATCAGGTCAAAGCCACGCCCAGTTAAGGAACCGCCTAACCCACAGCCGTATAATGTGGGGAACTTGCTGATGGTTTTACGGTTAACGAAAAACTCGCTATCTGTCCATTTTTGCGGAGTCTTAGGCTTCAGATCGCCAAAAACGCTGATGTAGTGATGATCGTTCTCAATCCGGTTGCGTATGGCCGCAACAGTTTGTTCAGCCAAGGGGGCTGTTTTGCTGACGATCCCGATTCTAATTTCGGGAAAGTTCCCGATTAGCCAGGAGGGATAATTTATGGAGACGCATTCGCTTTTCGCGTGCTTCCGTGGTGCCTCAAGGTGAAACTGTTTTAATGCTCTGACATGCCAGGGAAGAGGGCTAAAATGGCGGTGGTCGTTTTGTGGCTGAAGCAGTTCATACCATTCGTCTTGAAACCAAGCAGTATCAATGTACCCGAGATAACGTGCGTAATACTGCAGATTACTGCGGGCCAGCTGCTGTCTCTGCTCTTGTGAGAGCCTCCTCAGCTCGTAAAAGGGCTTTTCTATCATCTTCAGACATCTTGGTCATATCAATCGTTATTTTAGTCTCCGTCTTAGCATTGACCTGCATAACATTATTCTGCTGCACAACAACAGCCGGGGATATTTGCTTTGGCAATAAACCTAAACTTTGCCCAACCTCAATCTCAGCTTTAATAGAGTCAATAAACTTGCCAATCGCGCCAACCCGAGCATTAGTCGACTTACATGTCTTCATTAAAAAAAGGGCTTCTTCCCGAGCTAACTGCAACTGATGAAACAAAGCCTTGCCATCGTCGTGAGCCTCTTGATTCGCCCAGATAAACGGCTCCCAATTCGAACGGTCTTCCAAATCATCAAGCAAAGCAGCCTCAGTGCATTCAAATTCAATAGCCATCTGCCTAAGAGCTAAAGGATTTAGGTGCCCGCTATGATAGGCTATTAGCATTGTTTTGCGTCGATGAAAAAGCGGCAAGGTCATTCTTACCATCGGTTCCTTTGGCTGTTTACCCGCTGCGCAGACTTGTTGAGGCATTTCTGAGGTTATTCCAAGCGCCTCTTCCAACGCTGCTATGCGCTGGCCTTCAACATCTTCTGGGGGAGTCGACATAACTTGACACTTCAATTAATTCTGTTGGCTTTCATTTTCTGCGCGTCAAAGATGTAGCGTTGTTTCTCAGATGCTTCAATTAACTCGTTAATTGCTCTTGTAGATGACCGGACTTCGAGGTAAAACTTTGCGCCTTTCTCAGTTAACCGGTACATTTCACTATAGCGGGTATTTGCAGCAGAAGTCAAACGTTTACCCTTAGGCGGCTTATTTGTAATCGTCACTTCAACGAAACCCGTCTTCACCAAAATATCCAGGATGTTGCGCAAAATCAGGCAGTTGATATTGACTTTGTACATGATATGCGTAATTTTTAGGGGCTGACTATGTAGCACTTCGAGAACCGCATAAATCAACTCTGATTGAGAACGCCTCAATTTTCGTTCACATCCACAATTCGCTTAATAGTGGCAATCCGATTCTTAGCGGACTCAACAATATCCACAAAGACAATTTCCTGCAGCCCTATAGGTAAATCAGCGATCCCGCATAGAATCTCCAGCCATGCTTTTTCTTTTTTAAAATCCATACTTCCACATCACCACGATATTTTGATTAACAGATTTTGAGAAAATAATACGTCAAGCCTATGCTCAGTGCTGAACTAATAAGTGAAATCGCCACTGGCTTTGCAAATCGGATCCAGCTTCCATCAATAGCTTTGCAGTTTTCCAATTGCTCGAGGCGCTTGTAAATGTGAGGCAAATGATTGGTAACTATAGCGTCAAGTTGTTTAATGATGTAGTCCTGCTTGGTCTCAATTGTTGCGAGGCGTTCTTGAATTGTTGGCATTACTGTAGTGCTCCTTCCCTCTGAGATTTCATAAAGTCTTCAATTGTTTCTTGTTCAATCTTAACGTGAGGATCTATGGCGCCTTCCCCGCGTGTATCCTCTAAAACTAAGCCAATAATGTCGATGAAGCCTTCAGGAAAAACCGCTGAAGTAGGCGGATCATCCGGAAAAGCCCTGCTGAGTTCAGCTAAAACTTCGCCATCAGTTACAGTGTTAATTCTTTCTTTCTTTAAACGGTCGAATTTACCAGTGTATCGAATGAAGTTTTTAGCGACTCCGCTGGGAGATTTTCGATGCGGCACAATAATACACTCCAAATCTATTTTTAGCCTTGGCTAAAGGGCTAGACAGGGCGTTAGTCAGTAAGCCTCTACACTTGCGAGATAATAGCAGTAGCAAGTCAGCAAACGCCTGCTTATAAAATCTATGATTGCACTAACATTCTCAATTTATACAAACAATTTTTCGCTTAGTCCATTGTCTGGACACCTTGCATATGGAACGTTCTATTATGTAGTTTTAAATATCCTAATTGAGTTTCTGAGTTTGGGATTAAAGAAATGAAGCGTAGATACCAAATAATTCCGATTGCGCTGATTGTGATAGTCATTGTAGGTTTAGTGGTGTATTTTGGTTACAGTTCGATTGGAACTGAATCGCCAGTAAGTACACCTCCTCTTTTGTACACTCCAAGCATTTCTCCTCAAATCATTAATGCTTCGCAAGGCTCGACACAACTGGTAAACCTCACTCTTACTTCAATGTGTTCTACAAAAATAGCAATCCCCATAGAAGCCCTAACGATTAATGGCTACACAATCGGCATAAGTGACAACGTCAATGTTAGTTCACCCTGGAGTACGTCTGTTCAAGAAAGCGTTTTCAACTACTCCTTTAGCCTCAATCAACTAATTCTGCAACCATTCAAGTCTAACTCAACTACGATTACAATTAACTTGACGGATAGCTTCATGCAGCAGCCAACTACATTGGGAAGCTATTCACTAGACATCAGTTTTGGCAAAATTATATTCCTTTCTCCGCCTTCAAAGTATGATATTTCATATTCAAGGGGGTTTCCCATAGTGATGATAGTTACTCCATCAGCAAATCTTGTACCTTCTTTAACCACAATTGAATATCCAAGCTCTCCACCACCTAATCTTCTTAACATAAGCGGTAATGTAACTAACACTGGAGAAACGACAGCATATAACGCAGGATTGCATGTTGTTGCTTATACTGCCACTGGGACATTAGAAATTAACGTGACTGTTCCTTTAGCATATGATGAGACATTTAATCAGGACTTTGGAACTAGAGCTGTCGGCGGCGGATTAATTGGTGGCAGTTATTCGGTAACAACTTTAGATAGTGGGCAGACTGTTCAAATATTTTTAGATATTTATCATGAAGGAACTGTTACTAATTGGACTGTAACGCCAGTGTGGACAAATACTCCATAATTATGTTTCTTTCTATCCCTTTCCATTCTGCAAATACATTAAACGGTTAGGACTGTTAACGAGATATTTTAGCAACTCGCGCTCACTTTTAACACTTCTCGATAGTACCGCTATTTTTTATTGATGATAAATCTTAAATCTGTATAACATTGAATATACTGAGTGGATGAAAATATGGGAAGAGAAGAACTTTCTGAAAAATATTTCAAGTTAAGCGAAGAATTTGAGAACACATACAATGCCATGATTAAGGGAATGAAAGAAAAGGCTAACCAACAAATTGAGGCAGCTATTCAGAAGGATTTGAATGCTATGGAAATTGCTCTCAAAAATGGCGCTTTAGGCGAAGCAGCTTATCATAAAATGAAAGCGGAAATTCTATTCGGTTCTCTATTCCGATAGTTAGAAAAGGAACACTTAAAAATGGATAACGACCTGAAATATATTTTAAAAATTCTTGCTGTTGTTATTCTTATAGTGGCTATTGCGTCAATAGTTCTAATCGTTGCGATGCACCCAAACCAACAAAATACGAATACAAACCCAATAGTTACCAAAGCACCAACACCAACTACCCAAAGTGTAGACATCAAGTTTTCGTTATGGACCTCAAGCGGTTCAGCGATGCAAGTTGCTTCTCAAGAAGCTTACACTACAGACGATGGACCTGCTTATGGCATTGATACTAACCCACTTTATTTCACGTATACGGGAATATTCTCAAAATTGACTTTTACTATTCGTAATGATGGGGCTGTACCGATAAACGTAACTTCTAACCCCACTTACCCTCTTAACATACCAAGCGGTACAAATCTTGAATGTCAACCAGATAATACTAATACGGGTGGTTATGGTCTCATAATACCAGTTGGTCAATCAGCAACATATTCCATATCAACGACTTTGTACACTACTTCTTCTGCAACCCGTATTGTAATTGGGACAGCTTATGATTTTACACTTAGCTTAGATGCATACCAACCGAGCTAAGTTTCCAGAGCGGATTAAATAGTTAGGGCTATTACCAAATACATTCAAAGGTTGGACTAATTAATATCAATACTTTTAGTATGATTACTTAACAGTATCTCGTTGCACCATAAACGTTTCAGATGCGGTCAGTAAGGGTTTTACTATTAAAAGTAAATCATTATATTTCTTAATGAATTCACGACCAGTGGGCGAGGTCCTATAGAACATAGATTTACCGATAGCCTGCTGAGTCAGTAAACCCGATTTAGTTAACCCCTCAATTACTTCATAAAAAGGCAAGCTGCTGACGTTAGCTTTGCGCACAATATGAGTGATAATTAGGGGTTTAGCACTGCAACAGTCAAGAATGTCATAAATTATCCGAAGTTTATGTCGATTGCGTGACCTGCCCTTGGTCATCTTATGCCTCACTCGTTTTATGATTCGGAATATAATGCAAAGATACGCTTAGACGTCGCTTGGAATTTGACTTTACAAGCTCCCGATTTATCCTGCTATCGTTTCTGCCGCTAGAGCCATGGCCAACACGCTTCACGCGCCAACCCTCCAAGTTGCTTCGGATCAGCTGAGGATTACTCGTAACCAGATAGAAAGGAATCTCCGGCAGCTGAGATGTATAAAGCTCAGCAACAAAATTCAGTAAACGTTTCCCTATACCGATGCCTTGGTAATCTGGCAAAACTACAAGACGGCTAACCCTAAAATAATTAACAAGCATATGCACGTGCGCAACAGCAATAAACGCAATGGGCTTATCTCCCAGCTTGGCAACGTAGCAGCGAACGCCGGCGCCAAGGCGTTCAGTATTCAAATAATGATGCTCCCGAAAGACCTGCCACAAGGATAAACCACATTTATGAACTGAGAGAACAATTTGTGGGTGACATCGTTTTTTTTTACATTCGTATAATCAAAGAATTCTCCAGTGTCAACATTGTAGGTCCAGTCAGGTTCAAGCCAATCCAAAACATCAAAATGGCACGTGACAGCTATGAACTGCTTATCTGGATGATGACGAATTGCCCTACTTATCGCGTAAGAGCCAATTTGAGCAACATTCCGATCAATCACTGAAGTAAACTCATCAAAAACTACAAGCTGCTGAGGCAAACAAAGTGCATGAGCAATATCAACACGCATCTTTTGCCCTTGACTCAACACACTGTAGCTTTTCAGCCATGCAGGAGGCTCACTAAAGCCAGTACTTGATAATGCGGCGCCAAGCTCACTTATAGTAAGTTCAGCTGGGAAATCATTTAGAAAACAAGGCTCTTTGTATCTTTCTTTAAGATCAGCATAATAAGCCTCTGGCCAACAGTGCCGAGCTATACTTGTTTTTCCGCTTCCAGACGACCCAACAATAATACCTATCTGCCAGTTTAGGCCTTCAATCGGAATATTTCCTTTAATGTGCTTCTCAAGCTTCAAGTCTTTAAGATCATATGTGCTGGTAATTGCTTGTTCTCGGTAGGTATTGCCAGCATGCCAGCTGAAAACCAAATCAAAAGACGGCATCTATAGATTCAGCAACCCCGCGTCGTAACCCTCGGTCGTGAGCTTCTCCCAAGCAGCTTTTTGCGCCTGCTCATCGAATTTCTTGCCCTTAAAACCGCGAATAATTATTTCGCAGGTCTCAGGAATCATATTACTGCCGCTATGCTCTACGCTACTATTCAATATTTTAGAAAGGTCTTCGCCCACTGCAGAAAGCAACGATTCCAAATCAGATCGCTCACCCAAATGATCTATTTTCACGTATTCTGCTCGGTCTGCTTCCCGATTGTGCTTGCCCCGCAGTTTGTTTAGTTCTTGGCCAACAATTAGTCTTTCAGCTTCAGTAAGAGGCCTGCGCAAGACAGGACCAAAAAACTCGCCATGTGCAATGCAAACGTCAACGCGTTGCTCACCATCGGCAACGATACCGTCGGCATCGGTGATGATTGGAACCAGCCAACCATAACGTTGCAAACTATGCCATAGCTGCTCTTTCTGCTTAACAGTCATTCGATTAGGGTTCCCTTCATGATGCTTCAAAAGGCGAAGATCCTCAAGTTTCAAATCATCAAGAAGAGGAACTTTCAAACTTGTTTTTTTCTCACTCATTTTTATCACCAAATAACCCTAGACTTTTCAATAACTCGCGCTGCTTTTGATGCCGCTTCTTAACACGTTTCTTCTCATGATTCCCCATATTTTGGTCCTTCCTCTTTTGCTTCCTCATCAAATTCTTTTTTACTCTTACCCCAAACCTCAAAACCAAACTTCGTAACAGCCCACCTATGACCCCGCTTCTCAAACAAAAACTCGCCAACCTCAAAATGCAAACGCTTATTCATCCTAACAATACGGCGGCTCACATCATAATACCTCAAATGATATTTCACCAAGGCAACGTCGACAGCCACATCTTTCGGGAAAACGCCCAAATCCCCAGCAATCATAAGCCGCTGAAAAATCTCACCGTCAACCTGATCGCGGAAAGCGTACCGCTCAAGCATCGGCATATCGATGTCACTTTCACCTAGCGCCTTAACGCGATGGCGGATCCAACGCAGCTCATCAAGAATTTGCTCATTCTGCGCAAAAACCTTCTTGGTTAGGACCTCATGATATTTTTGGCGCCCCAGCTTGTTTTCAATGCTCCGCGGATCCTTTTTACGGGCTTTTACAACCCTATTTTCCTCTATTTGAACAGAGTTTTCGGCAGATATTTGCTCGTCTTGTTCAATCATGGATGGTCACTCCTTGAAACATCATGGAAAATAATGGTGTCTTAGCCTGATCAGACACGCTAAGAAATAGCAGAGACAAAAGCATGGAAAAAGACCATGCAAAAAAGCTCCTAAAGACACGCCTCGCAAACTTCAAACAAGGGTTTACATCCAAAAAGGCGCAAAAATTGCGATTCAACAAGGACCCTCCTTAAGGCATCGCTCAAGCCCCTGCTCGCAGCGGGCGCAACTATGGATCTCCAAACAAACGATCCTGTAATGATCACATTCGCTCCGCATCTTCCAGGGGCAATGGCGACAAGGGCAATCAACCGTCATCTGCAAACTCATCGCACATACTCCCCGAGTTTACTTTGCTTCTCATCCAACCGCTTAGGATCCGCTTCGCCATCGTTCAGTCGAATCAAAGCCTCATTAAGCCGCTCAATACCTGCAGCCAACTTTTCAGCCACACCGCTATCCAGCACCGGCAGCTTTACCATATGCTGATAAATCGCCCCTGTCAACTTCTCAACCTCCAAAATACGGCTATTAGTAAACTTGATCGCCTCACTATTTCGCCGAACCTCCTGCTGCAGCTCATAGCGTTCCTGGCTAAGTCCGATCTCTTCAATGCTCTTATGGATCTCTGCTTCAAACTTGTTAATGCTCATGGGCTGAGTGACTTTACGTTCTCGGCGGATTACATCCTCTTCCTTCTGATAGGTCCGATCAATTATTCCATACAGGTCCTTCTTAGTCACGCATTGAAAGCCGTCGATGCGTCTGCCATGATAATCCTTGTTAAACTCAACCGTCTGCAAAACCAAATCCTGCAGACAATAACCCAGTCGTCCCTCTACAATCTCGAACCATTTGTTAAGCGCTAAAAGACAAGCGTCATGACTCATCCCGCCGACGTCGCAGGCGATATACCCAGTGACCTGCTTTCTCTCCGAGCCAAAACAAACATGAATCTTGACGCCCCCTATGAATTCGTCATTTTCCCAATGCTTCAGATTTTGACAGACTTTCGCAAGCAAAGTCACGTTATGTACGCAAAGTGGAACGAACCGCACGGTGTGGGTGATTTTGTTGCAGTAAGCTCCCTGGTAGGGCTGCACAATTAAGCCTTTGTCAAGTAGTTTCTTGCAGACAACTCGGACTGTCGAATACTGGCCAGGTCTTATTTCCTTGGGTTTTTTGTCATTATGAATCATTCGGGCAATCTCGGCAGGGCGCAGTTCTACCTCAGAAGCGTCAATTACATGAAAAACCTGTGATTCAATCGAAAAGCCTCGGCTGCTAAGCTTATTACGCTTATCCTGTGAAGTGGATGCTAAACAGTTTACACTTAAGTTACTATTCTTCTCTGTTGAGTTATCAGATGCAGCCGCCAAAAAAAATCAGGCCTCCGCCGCGTTGGAATAGGCATCATTTATTTTCGCTTTCATTTCTTCCTCGAAAGCGTCAACAGAAAAGGTTAGGTCATCTAACATAATGCAAAGTTTTCGGTTTTCTTCCCAAAGCAGTCGGTTTTCTTTTTCTAGAACGGCGATTCTTTCTTCATATGTTAGTAGGACGCGCTGGACTTCTTGTAAGACATCAGATTTAATTCTCTCCCTTATCGAATTGTCGCCGTTTTGAATCATCGTTGCCTGCCTCCAAAACGTCGATGCTCAAGAGCTCCCCGCCCGGGACAAGACCCGCCGCCATGCGTACAATGCCTATTAGAAAAACTGTAGCGCTTACACGAAATATCGGTTCCATCGGCAAACGCCAACTTTGCGAACTTGCAGAAAAACAAATCCTTAGAACAAGTGTCCATGACAGCGCAGTCTTTCGACTGAGGATTACTTATGCAGGGATAATATCCAAGAAGGCATGGAGGCTTAAACGAATCAGCGACAAAGCTCATTTAGGGCTGCCTCCTCTGGGCTG